GTTTTGTTATATACTTTCCAATTATGTATATATTTGCTAATTTTGGCTTGACTCCTCACACAAGTCAATAAGCCCTATTCCCCATTACAGGGCTTTTCTTTACTAGCCAACATGGAAGAACAAAAGAACAAAGGTCCACTGCAAAAGCTTAAAGACAATATCACTGACAAAGAAGAACAACTTGCATTTATTTCAGTTGTAGTAAGGCTTGTTGTTGTTGGATGGAGTGGTTTTATAGTGTCTTTAAACTACATAACAATACCTGGTTACAGTACTGAACCAAAAGATATTACATTCCCTGCTTCTTTACTTACAGGTGCGTTAGCTTCTTTTGGTTTAGAAGGAGCTAAAAAACGTGGTGATGGCACATATAAGAAAGAAGATAAGCCATTAAATAAAAAAGAGGTTGAACAGTTACTAGCTACACAATCAGGTGGTTATCAAACTATTAGAATAGAAACTCCGCTAAAGATTATTGGTGCGGAGGTTGTTGACAAAAAAGAGGACAAGAAATGAAAAAACTAATTCCATTCTTATTTATCGTCAGTAGTTCACCTGTTTTAGCTGACATATCTCATTCTATTCAAAACGTAGTTTCAGTAAGTACTTTAGGTGCTTCATCCACTGCTAATCGTGTAGGTACTACTTTTTCTGCATCAGGTACAAATGTGACTCCTACAGCTAATACAGTATCAGGTGCTATTGGAACGATTGATCTTACTGATGCTGCTATAACCAATGGAGTTCCAACCATTGATTACACAACAAGCTATTCTGTCACTACAGC